GCGGTGGTATTGGTGCAAATTATGCGACATTATATTTAGGTATGATGGTTGCTATGGGGAAGATGACGATTAAACAAGTACAATCCGGTGATTTATACCCAAAGCATATTTCCGGTGAAATGAAAACCTATAATGAAATGAAAAAGGAAATGATGGCAATGAAAAAAGCTAACAATAAGCAATTCAAAAAGGAGTTGAAACAGGATTTCGCACCGTACGCTTTTACACAATGTTATAAAGAAAAAAGTGGTGGGGGTAAAACCAGATCCAAAAGAACACAGAAGAATAAAACCGCATCAAAAGAGAAACCAGTAGGAAAAGGACTTACTAATACACGTGATGAAGATTGTATGATAAATGGCAGCACAGGATGTTGTCCGCATATGGGTCCAGATGAAAAGGGGAGGTATCGTGCTACAAATGAAAAAACAACGCTGACCTATGACAATAAAAAATATGAATTACATACGTGTTGTATGATGTGTGCTGATGCAATGAGTGCGTTAGCAAAGTCAGACCCAGTTAAATTTGAGGCATCTTATGTTTCCAGATATCTGGCGAATGGCGATATGGTAGCGAGGAACCACCATACAAAGAAAGAAGTACAAGTATTGAAATTGAAAAAGTAATTCGGTAAAAATAATATGATTATTGTATACATGGAATTCAATAAGCATACAATCGTTTCATTGTTCCACATTTTAGTAGTGGCTCCTTTTCTAATTTACGTGGGTCGTTCATATGGAAATATGCCTGATTGGATGTTTCCATTCCTAATGGTATTAGGAATAGGTACTTTCTTACATCACGGTCTCAAAGCGTACAATTTAGGATTAGAAGTAGGGTGGATTTACTTTCTTCACGCCTTTATTTATGCTCCAGTATTATTTTACATTGGATATGCAAACAAAGAGACCTTTATTGGTATGTACCCAATCACCGTAATGCTTGGGTTTGCAGCATTAGGATACCATTTGATGCATTTACTTGAACGAAAAAATTGAATAGTTACCAAGTAGTATAGGTTCATAATAACAAAACCATTTATTATGAAGTTGGTAACAAAAAACGAGTTGATAGACGGTGAGCATTATTTCATCGAAAAGGTGAATAAAAGGAGTAATAAGGTTATTTGGAAGGCAAAAGGGAATTATTCAAGCGACAGTTCATTATATAAAGAAGTACAATCCCGCCGACAAGCGAACGAGGTGTTTGTATTTGAGGACCCGCAGGTGTATACAGTTAACGAGTATTCTAAGGAAGACGTATTTGAATGGATAAAAGATTTATTGCCTGGTGTGTTTATTTATGATTACAATGGTTTATTAGAGAACGATGACTTTGGGTATTACTATAGGTTTTATCATTCTGAAAAGGAAGCGATTATAAAGAACTCCCTTACACGGAATATGTCAATTGCAATGAAACATACACTATCGCGCTTTGTAACCGACATTCACGCGGTAGATGTAATCACAAATGATTTCTTTCCTGTAGTTAGCTATGACGTCTCGAAAGTAGCCTAAACTGCAGTCTCAATAATCTAAGCCACCCCCAAAAATATAACACGGATACTGGTGTTATATTTTTCACTCATTTACATAAAATGTTTGAATTCCAACTCTTTATAGTCACGGTCATTATTTTTAGGACGTTCCAATGGGACAACAAGTGTGCTCTGGTCACGAATATATTTAACGTAACCCACTGCTTCTTGATAAACAGTAGGAACACAATAATCAAGCACTAAGGCATTCAAACGAACAATCTGTCCTTTAATGTCTTCTTCGCGGTTTTCCGAATATTGTAAGAAGGTGCTCCGCATAATGATTTTCAGTGTATCAACATTCTGTGGAGGCACAAATATTTTGCCATCCGACTCCTTATGTACTCCCGCGCATATGCCATTTTGCAATATTTGGATATTTTCAGCGGAAAAGAAGGTTCGGGAAAGAAGGGTAGATTCCCAGTTTCCAGTAAGCGCTTCCCGATATTCCGTCGCATTATTTTTCAATGCAATTTTTTCTTGCATTTTAAAGCGTAGCTCGTGCGATGCTTCAGGAATAATATCAACCCTCCCATTCGCTTTTGTAGGAATAGGCAATATTTTATTTTCTTGATTAAAATTATTTGGTGTCCATAAATTGTTATTCATTTTGTTCTATACTTTGTGATTAGAGAATAATTCAAGACAAAGAACACTAAATATATTTAGATAATATATAAGAGAACATGGACTATTTTTATAAAATCACAGTTATGGTGGCAATTATCATATTAATAATAGTATTGACTTATATTGGGATTACTATGAGTAATCGAAGTTATACGACAGATGCTTCTTTTCCACCCCAATATGGTAGTTGTCCTGATTATTGGGATGCAGTAAAACAAGGTGACCAAGTATTTTGTAAAGTACCTTTACCTCAAGCCGATGGAGGAAACCCAAATGTGGGTCAAATCTACGACTCTGATGATACCCTTATCTTAAATACATCAAACACTTCTGAATTTCAGGACAACGTGATTGAATTTGATGAAATAAAATGGGGTGGAATCTGTGAAATAAAAACGTGGTGCGATCGTTATGGTATTGTATGGGATGGTGTCACAAATTATAATAAATGCTAACTTTGAAAAGGTCTCTTATATTTTTGAGACCCTAAAATAATTTATCAACGCAATAATATTTTATTACCACATCGATTATGGTAATAAAATGATTCACTGTCACTTTTTAAGTGACAGCATAATAAAAAAAGGTCTCTTTGCAACAAAAATAATTTCTTTTTCAGAGTTTGGTTAACTTACTTGTAAAACAAACAAAGGGTTGTTTCATCTAAAAAAGAAATTATTTTTGTTGCAAAGAGACCTTTTTTCAATTCGCAGCATAATCTTGAGAGTAAAAAAAAGCATAACCATATATGCTGGTATAGTACATTATTCCGTCACAAAAATGCCACAGCATAAAGGTCTCTTATTTTTTCATTTAGATTTCAAATGCCAATACCTTCTCCTGTTTTCGAACAAAGGAATCCATGCTATCAATGCTTGCAACATATTGGTGTAAGGTATTATGCCAAACGTCGGGGTTTCCAAAATCCTTACTATTAAAGGGGGTGAGTTTAAGGTCCGTATGTAATGTAACTTCAATATGTTCATATCGTAATTCCTGTATTTCTTTTACGAGTGGCTTAAGTTCTTTAACATACATTTCGGAAATGAGTTGTAAATATTCTTTATTATTTGTTTCATTGTATTCAGAAGTCATTCTACGAAGAGTAGAAACCTTTTCATAGAAATCAGTTTGTTTACTTTCAAGTAATAATGTCCGTTCTTCATTATCGTATATTTTTTTATTTTCTTGTAATGCGGCATCATATAATTCACTAAAAAAGTTATATTCGTCCAACCGTTGGCTATATTCATTTTTGGTGTCTTCTTCCGTATTATAGCCGAATAATGAATTTAATTTTAATTTAATAAAGTTTTCTTTACCCACTTCAATGTCATCTTTCAATTCAACCAATTCTTTTTGTAAGTGAGTATAGGTACCAACATCTAATTCAATATTCAAACTACATGGGCTTGTTTCATCGCCACATTTCGCTTTTAGCACAGTATCTTTTGTAAAAAACATAGTACCAACTTTGTTGCCGCATTTAACACACGGATGTTTGTAGTCATCTATTTTCGCGCGGGCTTCAGTTTTGTCAGAATATTTGTTGTATATTTTCTTAATAGTAGTTTTGCGTCCGTCTTCGTAGAAATTTTTCATATTGTAATAGGTTTCAAGAGCATCACGAAAAGGTTTTTTAGGTGGGGCATTAGAGTCTTTTGCTTGTGATTTATCCTTTTCCCCTGGAACAACAGAGTTTTCAAAGCGAACACTGGAATTGTATTCTGAAATAAATTCGTCGACACTATCGGGCATGTTTTGAATAACAGTAATCGGATTAGAAGAAATGTGTACTGTCTTAACATTTTTCACATCCTGAAAGTCAAGTGACGTCAGCTTATTATTGTTTGCAAACAAGGATTCTAATTTCTTTGGCAAAGGTTCCAACCCAGCTATTTGATTTTCATTAATGTTTAAATAAGTCAAATTCGGAACAGACAACATATCCAATTCAGAAAGGTAATTACCTTGTATATCTAAATAATTCAAAGAGGTTGGTAAATCGCTTAATTCGGTCAATAGATTATATGGGCAGACTAATTTTTCTAAATGATCTGGGATATTGCGAATACTGATAATTTCACCTTCCTCAAAAATAAGGGAAGTAACATTCTGAAACCCGTTTTCTTCCAAAATAGACAAATCCAGTTCTCCGTGTAAGCGGTCTTCAATATGAAGTTCATTCACCATAGCATTTTTATCTTGTAGAAAGTCAGAGAACTGTTCTTGTGCAATGTTATTTTCATCAAGAATAGATTGTATTTCTTCTCGAATAATGTTCATTATGATATATATTTACACATTATCATTAAAAATGTTCCATATTAGTGACCGGTAATTGTGTAATTTGACTAACCATTTGGTCTTGTTTATCCATTTCATCCTTATAAAATCGAATCTTAGACAAGACGTATTGCTGGTCGTGGTACATTTGTTTTGTTCTTTCGTGGTATGTTTGCTTGTTTTTGTAACAATAATACAGTATGATACCACATATGATAAAGAACAAAGCACAAATGCCAATATTAAAAATATAATAATAAACGTTCATCCGATTGTTATGGCATTGTTGTAAAGTAGAATCCATATGGCGGTAGAAAGAGAAATCGACCAAAGGACTACCGTGGGATGACATATTAAATAGATACAATATATTTGTCTGGGAATAGTGTATAAATAGTATGATAACATTGACAAATTTAGCTAAATCAAAGTTATCAACTTTAATAAAACAGAATGGGAAGAGTGCATTACTATACCTAAAAAGTGGTGGGTGCAATGGGTTCTCTTATAATTTTGATATTTTACAAGAAGATAAGAGGCCAGAGAAGTTAGACGAGAAATACTCAATGGGTGAGTATAATTTGTATTTATGTAATAAAAGCATAATGTATTTACTGGGAACAAAAATAGATTACATTGAAGACACAATGGGTTCGCGGTTTGATTTTAGTAATGATAATATGCAAAGTAAATGTGGTTGCGGTACAAGTTTTAATATGAAAACAAAAAAATAAATTATGTTACAAGGATACAATTTATTTTTACATAAACGCTAAATAATATAAAACAGCCAAATATGAGAAGATAGCAAGAATGATGGACACGAGCCAAATAGGAATGACCGTCTTGTGTCGGTATCCCACACCGAATGGACGGAACCCGCCCTCCTCATTGTATAGCAAAGTAGGTTTCAGCATATGAACGATGGTGAATAATATGAAAAATAGTAAAATAGAAGTAGCCAGTTTATGAACCTGAACGATACCTTTAAGTGTTGGCATTATCTACTATAACAGAACAAAAGAAAACTTACGTATCTCCATAAAAATCATCCGGGTCTCGGTCCTCTGGATAGAAATCCCCGTCCATATAGTCTTCGGTTAAGTGTGAAAAGTCGTGTGTGTCACGGTCAAGGTTTTCAATGTGTTCAACACGCGTGGGTTCTTCCTCGGCGAAGCCCAATTCGGTGGTTTGTTCCGGGTCGGCTGTGTTGGTTATATCAAAGAACCCAACTTTACGATCTGCATCACGGACATACGAACTGGGGTCGTACTGATAAATAGATTTTTGTGTTCCAACATTCCATTCACCCATTTTGTATTTCTTATGTGTATTGGCAACCTTTCGTTCTTCGATACTCATACTACCTAAATAATCATTATACATCACCTCGCGTTCATAATCCTTAGCGCGAGAAACTTTACGGGAGATAGTGTTATACGAAACGTTCAACTTCTTTTTGTCGTTTGCTTCAATTTGTAAAATCCCAGCAACCATTTGTGCGGTTTTAAGACCAACCGAATAATCGTTTTCAAATTCAATATTGATTTCATCCAACCCAGTTAATATATCATTGTTTTCTTCATTGCGGTGTACGTCGACTGAGGTGCTGTTATAAACATCGTCATCTTGCATTGTGAGAGCGTGTCTTCGCTCATCCATAATCTTCTGACTGGAATAATATACGATCTCGTTCGCATTTGCTGCAATGATGTATTGATAAATAGTCTGTAAGAACAAGTATTTCAATAACATAATTGACAAATATTCGTCTATAAAAACAAATTCATTCACATTTTTGTTCTTAAATAATGGCAATAACTGGGTGAATTTATACAAACAATCCAACGGTTGTTGTGTCAATTTCATAACCTTTGATAGGATGGGGTCATAATAAAATTTCCCAATAGAGCTATAGTATTGGTCGTGCAAATCGTGTAAGTCATTAAAATGGGGTGGTGCAATGTTCCATAAGTTTCCATTCGTGGCACTATTATGGTCATAGAAAGAAGTGTGTAATCCTTGGTTGCCGTCATCTTCGGTAGATTGGAATAGATTAGGGTAAAGTGAGGTGAATTGGTAAATCTTATTTTTGATGTTTTTACATACATTGAAGAAGCCGCTTTTATTTTCTTCATAGAAATTCCATTGTTCAATGTTTGAAAGTAAATCTTCCATTGAAGATTGGTGGTTGTGTTCCATAAAGGACGCAATTTCATTAATAATGTCCATGTTACAGTTATACAAATGTATTTGTAGGTTTTCTAATGATTTACTACTCTCGGTTTTGTATGTATCAGGGTCATACTCATCAATAACAACCATAAGAAGCTCTCTTAGTTTGGGAGAAATACACTCACTGTCAGTATTTTCTAATTCCTGAATATATTCTTTTAAAGCAATGACCGGATCTTGAGGTGGTATCGTCTCCATAGTAATAATGTTGTTGCGGTGTACGACGTTCATCAAGTTACGCAAATCTTTCTCATCGTATTGTTTTCCAGCCCGTTTTAGTAGCGTAATCTTTTCAGACAATGTCATTTTAGCATCATAATTGGCTGGTTTCTCGGAGCAAATAGATGCGAATTCTTCTGGAAGTGGAAACTCGGTATCATATTTGCAATGCTTAATAATGGCAGAATATACATTTTCCTCCATATTTCCGCTAATGATTTTTGGATGTTCCAACCCGGAGAAGGTATCATGATACAAGAAGGATGCTTGTGATGATTTTTTGAAACCTCTCAAGAACGTTTGATTTTTCTTGACGTTCTCAATATAGAGTGCCAACAACTCATCCTTTTCTTTAAAAAATGACATAGGTTGAATAGATTCGCTATGACAACAACCATTTTGTTGAAATGGAACCAATCCACTGGTCTGAAGGAACGATTCTTCATCACGTACAATAGAATGTATAGATTGCTGTAGTCGGTAAGAAAACAATGCGTTTTTGGAGTGTAACATATGAATCATAGGGAATTGTTGAAATCGTCCTTTTTTCAGCTCTTGTAACAGTTCTTTTTGGAAGGTTTCGCTTACATTTTGGCTGGGGTTTTCAATTTGAATCGGAACTAATGCCGGCTGAAACAAACGCCATTTTTGTAACGAATGTTCTTTTGGAATCACTGTATCTGGATGTATCTGGTTATACGTATTTTTTGCCAAATATAATTCAATCACCTCGGGATGGTCTATAAGGGTTTTTTCAATGACTTTGTGAATACGCCCTTCCAAATTTTTCGCACTTAAATGTTGGATGCTCGCCCAAGGGGAGATGGAACTCTTCATTTTACGCAAAATACACGCAATGTATTGAATGCCGGATAAATCTGCATCTTGTGTCAATGGGTATCCAGAAAAGGAACGAACACAATTAGGGAACGTTTTACTCACATTGACCGAAGGGATTAATGTTTGTATTCCGACAAATAACACAGAACAAATAATTAAGATAGAAGTCTGTAACTTGTAAACGTCATATGGCTCCATTTTCTTATTATCTTTTTGCCTTTTAGCAACCAGTCGTTCATATTTTTCTCGGCTGTAAATATCCTTTTGTATCAATTCGCTACTAATACGAAGAACAAACGCGTGTAATGTCTTGGGAGGAATACTGATTCTTTCCACCAATGCAAAATAAACAATATCAATCAACTTACTTTCCTCATTTTCCCGCAATAATGTTTGTTGTTTCTTTTGTTTCAAATACATTTGTCCGGCATTTTGTTCAATAATGTCGTGTGTAATGATTCTGAAACCACTGTCATCAAATGCTTCATCAATATTAAAGTCCTTTTTACATAAAATGAAGCCACTATGTTTATCTACAATGGCATCTCCATCGTCACTTTCTTGACCTTGAGAAACGCGTAATTCTTCCAATGTTTGTTGGTATTGGTTGGACCCAATTAAGAATGCACTTGCCAATTTATAAATAGAGGTAGGAAGTAAAGAAACGTTACTGTCTTTACAGTAATACCAGTAGGGACTTTCTTCGAGTTTTGGAATATAAGGGCGACAATACTTGCCAACAAATATGGTAATATAGTTTTGTTTCTTGACAAAGTCGGATGCACCTAATATTTTATTCAAAATGTGTTCGTGAGGAGAAGTGGGGGTATCTAACCGTTCAACGTGTTTTCCAATTTCAAATGCTAAATTATTTGCGCGATAGGTTTTGATATCGTCAATCATACGGTTACTGCGGATTTGCTTTAATAGATAATTGACTGTTTTTTGTAAATCTGCTTCCATTTCATCTACACTAATTTTCATACGACGGTCAAACTCATCTAACAGGTGTTTGCGAGATTCTTCACGTTGTCGCATAATACTGATGGACGGGTCTTCACATACATCTGTTTTCTTATTCTGGAAACATTCTTTGCTAATATTACAGAAAATACCGGCAGTGTCCAAGAAGGCAGCTTCGTTAATGGTTGTATCGCGGATCCACCCACTACCTTTACGAATGTAGTAATCGCGCTTGAGTTGTTGTTCTCCTTCTTTACCTTCTTCTTCCACAGGTTCATTTATTTCCAATAAAGCGTAATGTCCTTCTTCAACAATTTTTTTCTTTACCAACAAACTGATTACTGTTTTGGAGGCCTCTTCCTTGGTCATGTAATGTTTCTTTACCAATACATTTTCAAGGAACTCTTTGAATAAATCTTCACTCATAGAAGATTCTTGTTCTTTGTACGTTTCCAAAAGACTGTAAGGGGTAACATCATACGATTCATCAAAGAAGATTTCAATATCATTATCTTGTTCCAATTCAGCCAAAGAAGCATATTTCTTTGCAATATACTTTTGACCACAATCACCAGATAGAATACCAGAAGCACCATCCTCACCACTTTCAATTTCAGCAGGATATAGTTTATCCAGTAAATTAGATGGGGTGACTAAGGAAACCAGCATAGCAGAAATGAACGAATTGAATAGTCGCTGGTCGTCGGTTTTAAGAAGATGGGTGTATAATTCGCTTGTGGTCATTACAATGTCCTCATTGATTTTGTATGAAGAGAAAAACTCCTCAAGCAATTCAGGTTTATTAGAAAAGAGTTGTAAAAATGGATTTGACCTAAGGGTAGGAACAACATTGTTTTCCTTCAATCCAAAGAATACCTTAGATTGTTTGGAAATCCTTTCTTTCAATTTGTTGATATTGGTGCGAATAATATAATGTATCTTCTCGTATTGTTTGAAGGTAATATGTTCGTTATAGATACCATATGGTTCCAACTCATTTACTACATTGATAAAGGAGAACTTGTTATCAACATATTTTCGTATAGAATCCAATATAGTGCGTGTTCTTGGAATGAAGGCTTGCAAGTATTTTTCGTATAATTCAGGTTCTTCTTGAAAGTCATTTAATCCGATGATAAACTCCTGAAACTTGGAAAGCAGTTTTGCATCTTCACCATATGCGACTTCCGATTCCAAATCTTCAATGACGTTTGGTAGAATTGTTCGATTTCGGTGTAGCAACTCAAACAAGTACAATGGTTTCTTATGTAAATTAAACTTTTCCAAAATATTTTTGTTTGGTAGATGTATGGAGGACTTTTGAATGACTTGTGGAGGCATCATCACAAATGAATTGATATGGATGGTATCATTCGGGGTCATGGAGGTTCGTTGGTAATCGCTTTTACGAATAGCCCCCGGGGTTTTTTCTAACTTGCTAAGTCCGAGGTTGTAGGTCTGAATAAAAAATTTCTTTTCGCGAATGAAGTGATTGTCTTTTGTCATGCTGGAATAAACCCCAGAATAAAATTTATCCAAGTTACTAACAATACCTTCAATGTAGGTGCTTACATCGTCGTTATATAAATGGTTATACTCATCGCTCAATTGCTGTGTATCGGACAATTCATCCATAATAGCATTATAGGTGTCACTGTAGTTTCCGCGAATGCCGGGCGTTTTGGATTTATGAAAGGTCTCAATACGATTAGCAGCATTTGAGATGGCAGTAACAGAATCACTATTAATGGTATCGCTGGTGCCTACGCCTTCTTTATCCTCGTTAATTGAAACAAGTTTCTGGGTGGATACTACTGGAAGTAACCATTTCAAATTCATATCCATATTTTTTATAATTTGAATTAAAGGTTTATGGTTGGGTCCGTATTTTTTCTTCCCTTGAACGTCACTATAATCATCATAGACAGAGTATTTTTCGCGGAGTTCTTTGAACCGACAAATCAGTCTGTGTACAGAAGACAATACATTGACGTTTCTTCGGTGACTGGGAATAGTTGCTAATAACCCATCCATCATGTCATTGACTTGTGTTTCAATAGAGTATCTCATTTCACTTTCAGGAATCTCAACAACGTGTTTAATAGCCTCTAATTCTTCGCCAAAAATAATTTCATTGGCGTCAATATATAGTTCTTGTAAATGTTCTTTAAATGTTTCATCGGTAATAGTCCCTTCGGGTAACGTAATGACGGATTCACCTTCATCATTGAATTCAATACTGGCGGGTTCGTGTATTTCGTCTAATGTCATTCCCTCTGTGCCGTCTTCTTCTTGTTTTTCACGAAGAGTGGTTAATGTGCCTATTTTCTGTAATGCTTCCGGTTTTTCGCGAATTTGTATCTCATCAATGGGAATATTCCGGGGAATACCTTTGTACTCAAAATCAATGTAGAATACCTGCAATTCAGGGTAGGTAGTAATTTCAATCTGGTCTTCTTCCAGATCGGTAATTTCACCTGTAATAATTTGTTTTACATCCCCGCCAATGTGAATTTCAATCCAGGTCTTTGGAAGCAAATTGTTTTGTCGTGCATAACCATATTCCTCACTACGACTAACCAAAACAATGAACTCAATACTTTCGTCGCTAAAAGAACCATCTTCTTGGATATTCAATGTGAAGGTCTCGCCACTGGATATTTTGTTAATATCCACAACACTTTCATCACGATAAGAAACGAAAAACAATGATTCGTGATAAGTCGGATTAGACGGAGAATGTAATTCAATGACATCCCCATATTCTAAACTTAACAGATCATCATTTTTATTATTGGATAGTTGATCGTTCATTGGTGTTTCGTTTTTTTCAATAACATTGGGTGATTCCATTATATAAAACTGTATATATTATCCTTGTAAATAATTTATTGGGTTAATGTTTTTCAAAAACAACAAGGATATAGAGATTATCTTTGTGAAGAATACATCAAAGAAGAAAAGAAACAATGTTATTTGGGTATTATTATTTATCAATGGATGTTTCCGCCCGACCGTCAATGGAATACAAAATTACAAGGAATTATGCTGGAGACCGCCTGTTTTCTTTATTGGCATACGATAAAGAGTTGGTTACTTTCAACGACGACAAAATAAAGTGCTATCGTTCTGTAGTCTTTTCTTTTCCGGAACGAAAATTATTATGTTTTAGTCCGCCATCAATAACGACTTTACAAAACTTTATTAACCCTCGTGATAGAAAGTCTAATTGTATTGAACCAAGTAAATACACTACCAATGAATACATTGACGGGTTAATGCTGAATCTGTTTTTTGATACACGGACGTTCCGGTGGGAGTTGGCAGTAAAGTATAATACAGGCGGGAAGCAAAGATATAGATATAATAAACCATCCTCTTATTTAGCGCAACGATACATTGATATTTTTAAACAAAAATTGCAATATGAGGGGGACCTAATGAAATCACCAATAATAAAAATGCTATCAACGGACCATTCTTATAGCTTTGTATGTAGTTATCGTGATGAAAAATTATATTTGGTAGCAGTATATGAAATAAATGAATTGTATGCTCGGTTTGTTGAAGCAAACGATTATGAACACTGGGAATGTTTTGCCAATGTGAATGGAGTGATTTGTTTTCCAAAGCGCTATTATTTTGATAGTTGTAGTATGGAGGAAATCGAAATGGATGTATACCGTCACAATATAGACGGAGTCGTATATACGTCTAATGATGATGGGAAGCGGTATAAAGTGCTTAATTATTGGTACAACATACGGAAACAACTACGTAGTGTGAATAGCATAGACGTATTTACGTATTTATGTTTACGACGTAAGAAGGGAACCATAATCAAAAAAGATTTGTTTAAATACCGTAAAGAGCGGAACCTCTTTTACAAGTTCATTGAATATTTGTATGATTTATACATTCGTTATTATCAAAAGAAGGAAGGAATTACCATAACAGATAAATGGCGGTTTGCATTAGAACAAATACATAATAACGTGTATAAACACCGAATTATACATAATAAAGAACGTAGATTAACAAAGAAAGACGTGTTTAACTATTTTGAACGAGAGCATCCACACTATACATTGTATTTAATGGATGTATAAATACTTTTCCTCCTCGTTATGAGACAGTGGGATAGTATATGTATATGTGAATAATATGTTTGGTATGTTCCGTCATGCCACTGCCTTCAACCAGGATATCGGGCAATGGAATGTGTCCCAGGTCACAGATATGGGTGAAATGTTCAAGGATGCCCGTGCCTTCAACCAGCCTATAGGGCGATGGAATGTAGCCAATGTGACGGATATGAATAAGAAAAACATATCAAGGAAAAGGAAACAAAGTAATAAAAAAGGTAAGAAAACAAATAACATACACTATTATTTGTTATTTTGATGATGCTTCCTTAAAATAACAAATAATAGTGTATGTTATTTGTTATTGACAAGTTTTATGTAACCGGTCATTTACGTAGTAAAATCCCTTCTCAAAAATGAAATTTCCATTCCCAACTACTTAACGTTTCATATACGTGTGTCAAAAAAATTCCTGGGTGTACCAAGTAATACAACATTACTTCCCCATAACTACCATTACAAAGTTCTTTATGTTCTTCTGATAATTCGATGTAATTTATATTTATATCTTGCTCTTCGCGTAATGTTTCCATCTTTGCTCTGTTATATGATAGTAACCCCCCTTTAATTGGTTTATATTTATATAATATACAGATTATGTTGTAAATTATATCATTGTTATTTGAGTGAATCTAAGAAGCTTGGTTATACAACATAGCAATCTTGCTCAAGTTTTGTACGTACTTGGTGCAATGTGCTTTATTGGTTTCGTCCATGGTCTTAATTGGCATACGGATTTTATCAATAACAGATAGGATATCCTTTGCGTCGGGCAAATGGGCTACATCCGCACCATAGTCCTTATCATAAAAAAAGGAGATGTCACCGGCATCAATAACGTCTTTATATGGAGCATATACAAACTTCATCCACGCCTTACACAATGAAGTAGGGTTCATCTTTTTGATGGTTTCAAAAGAGTTACGTGCTTTCTGGATATCAGGGTCTTCAGGTAAAATGCGGATAACATCATCCACGAATTCAAAAAAGTGAGTATTATATGCTTTCAGAAAAGAAGACTTCGTCGCCATAGTATATAGTATATATATAGTTCTAAATGCTTTTTTTAAATTTTTTAACGCACTATTCTAAAGGGTATAACTTCCTAAAACGGCAACGTCTAAAATGAATGATTGTGCTTCAATGTTCTAAATTCTCTATCAAATTGTAAAACTAATGAATAAAAGCCAAGAGGAAACAAGACGTGCCATAAAACGTTACACAACAGGACATTAAATATATTAGATTGTTTGTAAATTTAATATATAATAGTAAAAGTATATAATAGTAAAACTTATATACATACATATGAAACTAAAATTAACCTTAGAAGATTTTTTAGAAAGTGATAATAATAATAATAACAACAACGATAATAATAATAATAAAAAGTATAATGATAGAATAGAAAAAAATCAGAAACATTATGGACCAAGAAAGAGAATTAAACCATGACGCACGGGTACTAAAAGTCAACAACAAATAGTACCAAAAGGTTTTAAAAAGGGTTTTCGTAAATAAAAAACATACACGTGTTCATGTTTATAAATTATTAGGGATGACGTGTATATATAAATAAAGTATATATACCGATATTAATAATTCATATTTTGATGTGTAATAAAAATAATCTATATAGTTTCTTCAAATGGTAATGATAGTAAAAACTGGCAAGTCCATTGAAAGAAAGCATACAAGAAATATTATAAAGGATGGTGTTTTGGGGGAACCCTAATAGGAGGGGAAAGAATGTAATATATAATGAAGTGTATGAATTATATATTTCAAATTTTTTAACGCACTATTCTAAAGGGTATAACCTCATAAAACTACAACGTCTAAAATGAATGATTGTATTTCAATGTTCTAAATTCTCTATCAAATTGTAAAACCAATGAATAAAAGCCAAGAGGAAACAAGACGTGCCATAAAACGTGACCGTATTGAGTGTATTCATTGCACCATAGTTCGGAAATTATCCAGCACTTTGCCCCAATCCCAGAAACGACAATATGGTATTTGTATGGATAATCGTACTTATTGGACACCTTATCAATCATGAATATAGTAATGCCCATATATCCAGAAAACAATATTGGAAACAATATGTCGTTGGAAGAAACAGTATTACTTGTCAAGAAGAGGATCATAAACATGGTATTCCAGCCGTTGTACCAATTGAGCAGTAGTTTATTATGAATATAATACATCTTTAGTAAGCCCCAAATACCATAATAATTGGCTAATATCATAGACATTTCATCTGCTTGTTTCCCAATCCAATTCAAATGGTAATGATAGTAAAAACTGGCAAGTCCATTGAAAGCAAGCATACAAGCAATATTATAAAAGATGGTGTTTTTGGGGAACCCTAATAGGAGGGGAAAGAACGTAATACATAATGAAGTGTAGGAATTATATATTTCAGGAGGTTGATTATTTGTTAACCGAGATTCACAAAAATTGTGTATAAAGTTATTTTCCATAATGTTATACTACGTGTATAATTTTATATATTAGTATTTAGATAATCATAGGTTGTTTGTTAGGTAAAATCTGATTAATTTCGTCCATACGTTTTTGTTGTAAATTATCAACGGTTACATCACCGCCAACCTTGTTTGGTTTATAAGTATCATCCGGGGTGGCAATACTGGTGTTATTATCATTGACAGTAACGTAGTCGTACATAGGACGATTCGCACTATTGCTTTTTGCACTTAAATCATCTGGGCTCATATTGTAGGAGGTAAATTGTTCTGAAACAATATTGGTGCCACCGGAAGATCTATTTAATTGATATGCCATAGGCTCCCCATTTCCTTGAACGGCTTTGGACTGAGATTTGAGTATTTCAGGATGGTAATGCTGTATGATTTCATCCCCCAAGATAATGCGGTAGTTTTGATTGATTAATAATAATGCGGGGACACTATGAACGTTGGGCGGCATAACAACCTTAGACCCGTTTTCCATTAAAATATAGGTTTGTCCTGACTGAGGGTCTCGTTTGCGAGTATCAATACAAACAAAACTGAGTTTATCTTGTAAATTCCCTTTTACTAAAGTTTGTACGACTTTTTGGCTGTGTTTGCAATAATTGCTATAATATAAAATATCCATTTTACATTATATTTTTAAAATATACGTGTGTTTATTACGCAAAAAGAATAGATATTACATTTACTGGATGGCACTATAGCACATGGTGGTCATCAATCTATTTTGGAAGTAAACTACCAAATACACCATAGCCAATGCTAATACTTGAATAAAGTATCCCATTTTCTTCTTCTCAGTAATACCAATAAAGAAGGAAGAAACAAGAAAAATAATCAATACAACAAAATTCAACACGGTTAAGATGTAGAAGTATAAACAAAAGTCCTTAGGAAGAGGACCAAATAGAGCAGAAACGGTGTTTTGTTCTCCGTTCATTATATAATATATATAATAAGCAAGAAAATTTATTCAACGGTGACTACTTTTGCAAGATTTCTGGGAATGTCTGGGTTAATATTCCGCTGAATAGAAATATTGTATGCAAACAATTGTAAATACATAAGAACGAATAAAAAACTGTAATTGGAAGAAGGAACCTTAATAATATTCGGATTTTCCTTTATTTCCATATTTCGGTTTGTAAAAATAAAAATGGGTGCGCCGCGACAACTAATTTCTTGGATAGCAATATCGTTTTTAACATAATATTCAGGTTGTGTATCAATTAATATGACTGGGAATTCTTCGTCTAATAATGCAAACGGACCATGTTTCAAAGAACTACTGGAATAGGCTTCTGCGTGAACATACGCTATTTCTTTTAATTTGAGGGATGCTTCTTTTGCAATGAAATAGTCAATTCCTTTTCCTAAAATAAACACCTTTGTTATGCTATTAAACTTAGTTAGTATTTTTTGTAATTGTGTTGGTGCTTGTTGTAGAAGTAATGTAGAACAATACGAGGATATTTCTTGTAGGTTATTAATTATATTGATACGACCAGAAATGATATCATTATGACTTGACCCATACGCGGGGCAATGGTGTTGTGAAAACCATAAAGAAATCAAAGACAAACAAATAGTTTGACACGTGAACGATTTGGTAGATGCAACCCCGCGTTCACGCCCACTGTTACAATAAACCCCACATTTTACTTCGCGTGAAATAAGTGAATCAACGACATTTACAACCCCGACTGTTACAAAATCTGAAATTCGTTCAATGTTACTTTGAATGAGTTGCAAACATTTATGTAACTCTTTTGTCTCTCCCGATTGAGAAATGAATACAAAGCATACCTTCCCACTGGCGGGAATATCACATTTTTCAAACTCGCATCCATCAATCGCGGACACGCTTTGAAAATTACACCATTTTTTACAATATCGCTCTGCTATACACGCACTATAAAAAGACGACCCGCAACCCAAGAATACAATATGTTGGCATTGTAATAATTCTTCTTGACAGCCGTCCAGTCCGCCTAATTTTATGAGTGAATCATTATAAATTCGACCACCATTGTTTAATGTGTTCATAATGGCATTCGGTTGTTCATATATTTCTTTGAGCGTCCAATGTTTGTATTCATTCGGGGTGGACAAGGTTTCAAATATATTAGGTACTTTCTTTTCTTGGTATATGTTTTGTGTGCGGACACAAATACTATCTTGTTCGAGTATCATTTCACATATATCATTTGTATCCAGTGTAACATATGTGTCAATCAGATTACAAAATCCGGTAGGTTCTGAACTGAACATACCATATCCAGAGTTATGGCCGAATAATAAAGGCGACCCAGAACTGACACCGTATAAACTGACTCCATTGAAAATAATGACTAATCCATATGTTCCCTGTAGTCGTTCAATGCTATGTCGAATGGCAATAACTGGGTCTTTATCGATTTTGTAATAATATGCAATCAAATTCGGGATTACTTCAGAGTCAGTATCAGATATGAACTGAAATCCGTTTTCAACAAGAAACTGCTTCAATTCTATATAATTTTCAATAATACCATTATGAACCACCCCGACCACGCCATTGCTGGAGATATGGGGGTGGGCGTTCAATGCAGTTTTCGGACCGTGTGTAGCCCATCGGTTATGCCCAAAACCAACATGAATATCCTTATTTACTGGAATACGATTGCTTTTATTTTCTAAACTCTCAATAGAAGTCATTGTTTGAGAAGAAGATTCTTTTTGAAACAACCATTCGCCAGACAAAGGTTGCAATCCAATACCGGAGGAATCATACCCACGGTTTTGTAATTCTTTTAATGCGTCTAATATGGTTTCGTAAATGGTTTTGGACAGTACTTGGTTACTATTTGTAGACAATATACCAAATATACCACACATGATAGTTTTTCCCTTGAATATGGATAATTCAGTTATTTTATATTTAAATCGGTTATTAAGATACAAATGAAAATATAGAGTTTTGAGATAAAGATAAACAATCTATATACATTATATACAGTTCAAAGCAATGGAAAATGCTGAAGTATGGAAAATCATAAGAAAACATTTTGAAGACAATCCACAATGTTTAGTAAGACATCATATTGACTCGTATAATCATTTTTTCAAAAAAGACATTAATCAAATCTTCAAAGATAGCAACCCGTTGAAATTACAAGTAAATTTCGACCCAGTAACAGAAACATACAAACAAGAATGTTTAATGTATTTGGGTGGAAAAGACGGCAATAAAATCTATTTTGGGAAACCGATTATTTATGATGATGACGCTTCGCATTATATGTTACCGAATGAAGCCCGTTTGAGAGATATGACATACGGTATGACGATACATTATGATGTTGATGTAGAATTTACAGATATTTTGGATGAAAATGAAGAGCCTGCAATGGTAGGGGGTGATAGCAGTCATATTGTAGATAATTTGAATTATGAACAAGGAATGTTTATGGGAGGAAATGAGAAGAAAGATAGAAAGAAGCGCGCGAAGAAGCAAGTTGAAGAAGTGACGGCAGAACAAAGTGTATTAATCAAAGAACTCACTACACAATCAATACAAGAAGACATACACGGGAGAAGAGTACAACATAGAACATTGACCATGGAAAAGGTATATTTAGGCCGGTTCCCAGTAATGCTTCAAAGCGATTATTGTATATTGCAAGAACTACCAAAAGAAATGCGGTTTAACATGGGTGAATGTAAAAATGATTTGGGTGGATATTTCATAATTGATGGGAAAGAGAAGACGGTGGTACCTCAAGAAAAATTTGGAAACAACATGATGTACATTCGCAAAGACAATGATGAAAGATATTTGTTTTCGGCAGAGATACGGTCTGTTTCTGAGAATGTATCCAAACCAGTGCGAACATTAGCGGTGAAGTTACAAGCCCCGAATGCGTCCTATTCGCAAAAGAACATTGTAGTGGCAATTCCCAATGTAAGAAAACCGGTACCATTATTTATTGTGTTCCGCGCATTGGGTATTTTAAGCGATAAAGAAATAGTAGAATATTGTTTATTAGACCGAGAGAAGTATAGTCAATTAGAGGATTTACTGGTTCCATCCGTATATGATGCCGGTAATATTTTCACCCAACAACAAGCAATCGATTACATCCGCTTATTAACGAAGGGTGGCACAGTAGAATATGTGATGGAAATATTGGCTGATTACTTTCTACCCCATATTGGCGAATTAAATTTTAACGAAAAGGCATATTTTTTGGGTCACATTGTACTGAAATTGCTATTAGTATACAATGGTAATGAACCATTAACTGACCGTGATAATTACAAGTTCAAGCGTGTCGAATTAGTTGGTTCTATGATGTATGATTTGTTTCGTGAATATTACAAAATGCAGTTACATAGTATCCATTTGGGATTTGAAGAAAACATAACGTTTCAGTTTGGTTCTTATGGAGAAGACTTGTACGAGTTGGTTCGTCAAAAACATTCAGCTATCTTTGGTGAGCGACTATTAGAAGAAGGGTTCCGAAAAGCATTTAAAGGGGACTGGGGCGCATATAGCCATACCAAACGCATAGGCGCATTACAAGATTTGAATCGGTTATCTTCGAATGCTGCCAAGAGTCATTTGCGTAAAACAAATCTGCCTTTGGATGCAACCGCAAAGGTAGTCGGACCTCGTTTATTGAATGCCACACAATGGGGTATGTTTGACCCCATTGACACCCCGGATGGTGGAAACATTGGTATTCACAAACATTTATCCATTGCGACTTATGTGACTGAAAGTTATTCACGCGAAGAACTAATTGAATACCTACAAAAACATTTTCATATCCATTCATTGGAAGACCATACTCCTTTATGGGTGTCTAAACACGCCCGTTTATTTATTAATGGGTTCTGGGTAGGGTGTGTAGATAGTCCATTAGAAATGGTAGAAACCATGAGGTTACACCGTCGATTAGGACTGATTCCTATTTATACAAGTCTTTCATTTGACATACAGGAACAAACAGTTTATTTTTATACGGATGGTGGACGTGTGTGTCGTCCCATTTTCTACAAAGACAATGAAACAAAGAAAATGTCCTTTGAAAATGGATATTTCCAAAAGCAATTGAAAGACGATAAATTACATTGGAATGATTTCGTGTTAGGTATGAACGAAAGAAAACAAGAGGTGTTATTGAATGAAAACAAGTTTTATAATATGGAAGAGTTGTACGAAATTAGCCCTGATGAAAAGAAAGATAATGAAGGACAACTTATTCAAATCAAACGGTTCCATAAAAATAAAGCAGTAATTGATTATATTGATACCAATGAAACCGAACAAGCATTGATCGCATTGAGTTATGAAGAATTAGAAAATACCAACGCACATACCCATATGGAAATCCATGAATCCCTTATTTTTGGTATGATGTGTAACTTAATTAATTTCCCTGAAAACAACCCTGCTACGCGTAACTCTTTTTCTTGTGGGCAAAGCAAACAAGCGTGCTCCTTATACCATACAAATTACAATATGCGTATGGATAAGACTGCCGTATTATTGAACTACGGCCAAGTTCCGTTGGTAAAATCGCGTTATTTGGAATTCATTGATAACGAAGAGAACCCATACGGTGAGAACACCATTGTAGCAATTATGTGTTATACGGGTTATAACGTAGAAGATGCGATTTTAATCAATCAGGGTTCGCTTCATCGCGGAATGTTCCGAACGACTTATTTTTCGACTTATGCCAGTCACGAAGAAAAAAGCAAAGTATCCACGAATATTACACAAAAGAAGTTTGTGAATATCGAGTCACAGAATGATGTAGTCGGCACAAAAACTGGTTATGATTACAGTATGTTAGATGAGTATGGTATTATTCGTGAAGGAACGGAAGTAAATGATAAAACAGTATTGATTGGTATGGTATCTCGAGAATCTGAAGAAACCGAAAAGTATATTGACGAATCAAAAACAGCAAAGAAAGGTCAGCTTGGTATTGTAGATAAAACATTCATTACGGATAATGAAGAAGGAAAGCGTATTGCAAAGGTTCGCGTTCTCGAGCAACGAATTCCGGCAATTGGTGATAAGATGGCTTCGCGCGCAGGACAAAAGGGAACTGTTGGATTAGTAGTAAAAGAATGTGATATGCCATTTACAAAGGACGGTGTTCGTCCCGATTTAATTATTAATCCCCACGCAATTCCATCGCGTATGACGATCGGACATTTGGTAGAGATGATTACGGGAAAGGCATGTGCTCTTCATTCTGGATACGGTGACTGTACTGCTTTCAATAATAAAGGTAGCAAAGTGCAAGTGTTTGGAAATATGTTGAACGAATTAGGGTATCATTCAAGTGGAAATGAAATATTAT